CCCTTGATCTCGGACGAGATCGCGAAAGTCTATCTCAGATCGATCGTGAATATCGTGAGAGACGAGTTAAAAAAAGAAATAGAAGAAAAACAAATGCCACTCGATCAAAAAGCCTTGATGAAAAAATTCGGCTTCGATCATGGCTATATAAAGAAGCTAGAACGTCGAGGACTTGCATTTCGGAAGCAAGGAAAGAAGAAAATGTACGACGTCCGGGACGTTTACGAAATTTTAGAAAAAGAAAAGGAGTATTTAAAATGAATGAAATTATTATTTCTGGGCAAGTGGCCGGGACAGTAGCAATCGGGGGCGTGTGCTTCTTAGTTGGGTTCATTGTCTCATGGTTCGATCACAAGAAACAAATGAGAATCGCAAAGAGCGAAACGCTCAAAGCTATCGAAGAGGGACTTCCAGAGCACAACGCACAAGTCATCGAGCAATACGAAGACGAGCTCGCAAGCCGTCGGAAAAATATGAAGCTATACACCGAATCGCCGGAGGTACCGTTCCATGTTTGGTAAAAAAGCCCGCAAAATTGAGCAACAATCAAAAGCGCTCAATCGCTTGTGGTTTATCAATCTGCAACAGACCGAAATTCTGAAAGCTACACTTGAGCGGGAAGAACGATTACTTGACGAGCTCGCTCGTCTGAAAGGAGAGTTAAGAAATGGTGACAATTAACAAGCTCGAGATCGAGAACGTCAAACGCGTTAAAGCGGTCAAAATCGAGCCGTCAGCGAAAGGGCTGACCATCGTCGGGGGAAACAATAACCAAGGCAAAACAAGCGTATTAGACGCGATAGCGTGGGCCTTGGGTGGTAACAAGTACAAGCCTTCGCAAGCTCAACGCGAGGGATCAACAATTCCCCCGAGTCTTAAAATCACGCTATCAAATGGCCTTATCGTCGAACGCAAGGGCAAGAATAGCGATCTGAAAGTTATTGACCCGAGTGGAAACAAGGCCGGTCAGAAATTGCTTGATAGCTTCGTTGAAGAGCTCGCTCTTGATCTTCCAAAGTTTATGGAAATGAACGACAAAGAGAAAGCGACAACGCTCTTGCAAATTATCGGCGTCGGAGATCAGCTCGTTCAACTCGAGATGGAAGAAAAGACCAAGTATCAAGAACGACACGCGATCGGCGTCATTGCGGATCAGAAAGAAAAGTTCGCGAAAGAGCAGCCGTACTACCCAGACGCGCCGAAAGAGCTCGTTTCAATTGCTGATCTTATCCAGCAACAACAAGAAATTTTAGGTCGCAACGGCGAAAATGCTCGCAAGCGTCAAAACCTCGCGAAAATCGAAAACGACTATCAAGGGGCACTTGCAGACGTCGAACGACTTAGCAAAATGCTTGAAGAAGCTCGAGAGAAAGAGCAAGGGCTAGCGCAAGACCTTGATATTGCACGCAAAGACACGCAAGAGTTGATTGATGAATCAACGCAAGAAATTGAAGAAAGTATCGCGAATATCGAACAAATTAACTTGAAGGTTCGAGCGAATTTTGACAAAGACAAGGCGGAAGAAGACGCGAAAGTTTATCGTGAACAATACCGCGAATTAGACCTTATTATTGAAGGAATCCGCAAGCAAAAAACAGACTTGCTCACAAACGCGGACTTACCGCTTCCGGGCTTATCCGTGGAAGATGGAGAACTTTTATACTTGGGGCAACGCTGGGATAATATGTCCGGCTCGCAACAATTACAAGTCGCGACGGCTATCGTCCGCAAGCTCAAGCCAGAGTGTGGCTTCGTCTTGATTGACAAGTTAGAACAGATGGACCAAGTAACATTAATGGAGTTTGGTGCTTGGCTGGAACAAGAGGGCTTGCAAGCTATCGCGACGCGCGTTTCAACTGGTGGCGAGTGCTCGGTTATCATCGAGGACGGGTACAGCGTTAAACCCGAAAGTTTTGAAAACGGACTATTAAACGGGGCAACAAATGGCGCACAAGAAACAGTCGCGCCAACTTGGCAAAATGGCTTTTAAAAGAAAGAAGGAAAAATCATGAAAAAAACAGAAGAATTTATCGTTATCCGCAATAAAGAAAACGGGCACTATTTAGTAGAGTACAAAAACAATGAAGGGGCTTTTGCATATACAGCCACTTGGTCGGAAAATATTCAAGACGCTGCAACAAATAGCCTAGAATCATTCGAAAAACAAAGTGACAAAGCGCAAAACCTTGTTGAGGCTTTTGGCGGAGAACTGCTCGTCGTAAATGCAACGTATGAGCTCGAAACGATCGACGGGAAAGAACCAAAAGATCTTATGGAAGAGATCGAAGAAGCAAAACGCAAACACTTTGAGAACTTTCTTCGCGGTCTCTTGAGTGACAACGACGAGGAGGACTAAAAAATGCAAATCACAAGAGGACGAAAGGCGCGGGCCCAAAAGGTCGTGATCTATGGCCCCGAAGGGATAGGAAAGTCCAGCTTTGCGAGTCAATTTCCAGACCCCGTATTCATTGATACGGAAGGCTCAACCGATAATATGGACGTGGCCCGTATGGACAAGCCCACCAGCTGGGCAATGCTCAAAAACGAGATCTCGTTTATTAAAGCGAACCCGGGCGCGTGTAAGACGCTAGTCATTGATACGATCGACTGGGCCGAACAACTAGCGGTCGATTATGTATGCTCACAGCACCAGAAAAACGGGATCGAAGATTTTGGTTGGGGCAAGGGCTATACATACGTACAGGAAGAAATCGGGCGTCTATTGAATAGCTTGTCCGAGTTAGTGGACAACGGGATCAATGTCATTTTGACAGCCCACGCACAAATTAAGAAATTTGAACAGCCGGACGAGATGGGATCTTATGACCGATACGAGTTAAAACTCGGACAAAAGACCAGCTCAAAGACGGCTCCACTGGTCAAGGAATGGGCTGATATGGTGCTCTTTGCGAATTATAAGACAATCGTCATGACCACAGACACCGGCAAAAAGAAAGCCCAAGGGGGCGAACGTGTCATGTACACGAACCACCGGCCAGCGTGGGACGCGAAAAATCGTCACGGCTTGCCAGATCAGCTCCCGTTTACGTTTGAGAGCGTGGCCCATATCTTCAACGCACCGGCTCCCGTACCAACCGAACAACCGGCACCAGCTCCACAACCAGAGCCACAGCCCGCACCAGAGCCACAAAAGCAAAACATTAACGAGCAATTACAAGAGGCTGCTCAAGAGGTGGCCCAAGAAATGGGACGAGCTCCACAAGCAGGGCTTTTACCACAAGCATTGATCGACTTAATGGAGCCTAACAACGTTACAGAAAACGAATTGCAAGAGGTCGCGTATATACGCGGACACTTCCCAATGGGGACGCCGATCGAAAACTTCCCAGCGAATTACTGGGATATGATCGTTGCGAATTGGGATGCTACACTTGAGGTTATCCAAAACCAAGTCCGGAAAGATCCAGAATTACCATTTAACACTAACAATTTATAAGAATTAAAGGAGAAAATTATCATGACACAACAACAATACAACAACAACTTTGATCGCGAATTCGGCTGGGACGACACAATCCAAAAGGATTCTGAATTCGTCTTTCTACCAGACGGCCTATATTGGTTCACAGTTAAAGAGTACGAGCGCGGACGTCACACGCCAAACCCTCAAAATCCCGGCAAGTTGCCAGCTTGTCCTAAAGCAACAGTACACCTTACTATCGTAGCGAATGAAGGCGAAACAGAACTCCGTCATAACTTATTCTTACATAGCTCAACGGAAGGTATGCTTTCAGCGTTCTTTGGAGCGATTGGGCAAAAACGTAAAGGTGAGCCCCTTCGTATGGACTGGAACGCAATCATCGGAAAAGTCGGAGTTTGTAAAGTTGGTTCTCGCGAATACAACGGCAACAAGTACAACGAAGTGAAAGGCATGATTTACGCGGAGGACGTGGACTATACAAAAGTATTGAACGCACAACCGGGACAACAAGCCCCAACATACCAACAACCAGCGCCACAGTATCAACAACCACAACAACCAGCACAACCACAGGGAGGCTTCACAGGAGGGCCGTTCTAATTATAGGAGGTTCTAAAGTATGGAGTTAAGACCCTATCAGCAAGAAGCACGGGAAGCCGTCCAGAAGGAGTGGCTAGAAGGTCGGAAACGTACCCTTCTAGTCCTCCCGACTGGGACGGGAAAGACGGTCGTCTTTTCTAAAATCATTGAAGATCAAGTCAGAGAAGGGAAGCGCGTCTTAGTGCTTGCTCACAGATCCGAATTGCTGGATCAAGCAAGCGACAAGCTCAAGACCGCGACAGGCCTCGGTACAGCGCTAGAAAAGGCTGAAAGCACGTCTATAGGTTCATGGTATCGAGTGGTCGTGGGATCAGTCCAGACCATGCAACGGGAAAAGCGTTTAAGTCAATTCCCGCCCAACTGGTTCGACGTGATCGTCGTTGACGAGGCGCACCATGCGATATCTGACGGTTATCAAAAAGTGCTGGGCCATTTCAAAGGCTCGGAAGTCTTGGGGGTTACAGCTACACCAGACCGGGGCGATATGAAAAATCTCGGATCGTACTTTGATAGTTTGGCCTATGAATACTCACTCGTACAGGCTATCAAGGAAGGCTATCTATCCAAGATTAAGGCCTTAACGATTCCGCTCGATCTCGATTTATCAAGCGTGACAATGTCCGCGGGTGATTTTAAGGCGAGCGACGTTGGAACGGCTCTCGATCCGTATCTAGTACAGATTGCGGACGAAATGGCCAAGTATTGCAAAGATCGGAAAACAGTCGTCTTTCTTCCGCTAGTCAAAACAAGCCAAAAATTCCGCGATATCTTAAACGAGAGAGGCTTTAAAGCAGCCGAAGTAAACGGCGAATCGAAAGATCGGGCCGAAGTGCTCGAGGACTTTGAGAAAGGGCGTTATAACGTCCTATGTAACTCAATGTTACTAACGGAAGGGTGGGATTGCCCGTCGGTGGATTGCGTAGTGGTATTAAGACCGACGAAAGTCCGCGCGCTCTATTCGCAAATGGTGGGCCGTGGAACGCGTCTATATCCCGGAAAAGACGAGCTTCTTCTTCTCGATTTCTTATGGCACACGGAACGCCATGAGCTATGCCGTCCGGCTCACTTAATTTGTGAGAGTCCGGAAGTCACAAAGAAAATGGTCGAAAACATGGAGGAAGAGACGGGCGTCGTGCTCGATCTCGAAGCAATGGAAGCCAAGAGCGCGGAGGACGTCGTCGCAGAACGCGAAGAAGCACTCGCGAAACAGCTCGCAGAAATGCGCAAGCGTAAGAGAAAACTCGTCGATCCGCTTCAATTCGAAATGTCAATTCACGCCGAAGATCTTTCGAGCTATGTTCCTAATTTTGGTTGGGAAATGGCCCCGCCTTCAGAGAAACAGCTTAAAGCCCTTGAAAAATACGGAATCTTTACCGATGAAGTGGGGAACGCAGGAAAAGCAAATCTCTTACTTGATCGCTTGAACAAGCGCAGAAACGAAGGACTTTCAACGCCGAAACAAATCCGCTTCCTTGAAAGTCGAGGCTTCCGAAATGTCGGAATGTGGAACTTTGAAAGCGCAAGAAATATGATCGATCGTATCGCAGCGAACGGGTGGAGAATACCACCACAAATCAAAGCGAGCGAATATGTACCAAATTAGAAAGGAGGGGACTAGTGGAACGAGAATTTGATTTATTACCATTACTGGATCATATAGACCCCTCGATTTTATCTTATCAAGAGTGGATCAACGTCGGAATGGCCTTAAAACATGAGGGGTACACAGCTTCCGATTGGGATAATTGGTCCTTACGTGATCCGGCCCGATACCGTAAATTTGAATGTTTTAAGAAATGGGACACCTTCAATGAAGAAGCGGGTTCCATTGTCACGGGTGGTACAATCGTACAACTCGCGAAAGATCACGGCTGGGTGAATCCATACTCAAGCGATAGCGAGGGAGCCCATGAGCTTGATTGGAACGATACGATCGATCGGGACTATCGCTTGATTGATAAGAGCTGGATCGAGGGGAAAGAGATTCATGAGCCTACAAACTGGAATCCAGTACAAGAGATTATTAAATATCTCGAGGCCTTGTTTGAATCGTCCGAAAATGTCGGTTACGTTACCGAATCTTATCCGAAAGTAAACGACGAAACGGGCGAGATAGAGAAATGGCTTCCAACCAAGGGAGCGTATGACCGGACAGCGGGGCAACTGATCGAGCAACTATCAAAATGTAACGGCGATATCGGGGCCGTCCTCGGTGATTACCATAAAGAAGCTGGCGCGTGGATCCGATTCAACCCGTTAGATGGCAAGGGAGCCAAAAACGAGAACGTCACTGATTATCGGTACGCACTTGTCGAATCGGACAGTATGAGCGTTGAGAAACAAAACGCGATCTATAAAGAGCTTGAATTGCCGATCGTGGCCCTCGTTTATAGTGGGAACAAGTCCTTACACGCTATCGTGAAAGTAGACGCGGGAAACTATGACGAGTACCGAAAGCGCGTTGACTATTTATATAAGATATGCCAAAAGAACGGGATATCAGTCGACACGCAAAACCGCAACCCGTCGCGCTTGTCCCGTATGCCGGGCTTCGAGCGAAATGGCCAGAAACAATTCCTCGTTGATACAAACATAGGTAAGCGCAACTGGGAAGAATGGTACCAGTATATCGAGGATCTTAACGACGATCTTCCAGATCCGGAAGGGCTGGGCGATAGCTGGGACAACCTCCCAGAGCTCGCACCCGAGCTGATCGAAGGAGTCCTTCGCCAAGGGCACAAAATGCTGATCGCTGGGCCGTCCAAGGCCGGGAAGTCATTCAGCCTAATCGAAATGTCAATCGCAATTGCAGAGGGCAAGAAATGGCTTGAATGGAACTGTACGCAAGGAAAAGTTTTATACGTCAATCTTGAATTAGACCGCGCTTCATGTTTGCACCGCTTCCGCGACGTGTACGAAGCGATGGGGCTCCAACCAAACAATTTACAAAATATCGATATATGGAACTTGCGCGGAAAAACGGTCCCTATGGATAAGCTCGCGCCGAAATTGATCCGCCGATCGCTCAAAAAGAACTATATAGCCGTCATTATTGACCCAATCTATAAAGTCTTGACGGGTGACGAAAACAGCGCGGACCAGATGGCACACTTCACAAATCAGTTTGACAAAGTAGCAACAGAGCTCGGCTGCTCGGTTATTTATTGCCACCATCACTCGAAAGGTGCTCAAGGGGGCAAGAAATCAATGGATCGGGCTAGTGGTTCGGGCGTATTCGCTCGAGATCCGGACGCGCTGATTGACTTGGTAGAATTGGACGTCACGGAGGAGTTATTCGCACAACGTATCAACCACACGGCAACTAGGATATACCAAGAAGCACTACAAACGTGCAACCTTGGATACTATAAAGAGGAAGTGAGCCTTGACGATCTCCAAAGCCCCGCGATCATGCGGACACACTTCGAACAAGCGATTCCAAACGTGCTTGATCGGAAACCATGGACGGATAAGATCGAACAAGCCCGTCGAGCGATTGAAATATCGACAGCGTGGCGCGTGGAAGGCACTCTTCGAGAGTTTGCCAAGTTCAAGCCTATTAATATGTGGTTCAGCTATCCAGTACATTTTCTGGACGACTCGGGAGTTTTGGCTGATATCCAGCTTGGGGAGGACACGAACTCGAAGAATTCACCATGGAAGAAAAATTTTGATAAGAAGTTGTCAAAAGAAGAGCGAACCGAAAAACGCTCCGAAAGAATCGAAACAGCTATCAAGGCCCTTGACGATGGAATAAGTCCAGTTACAATTGATGATCTGATCGTTTACTTCTCACTCGAAGACAAGTCGGTAAGCGAAAAAACCATTCGCCGATGGATCAAAAATAACGACAAATTTGAGATAGAAAACAAAGAAATTATAGCAAAAACAGACACCTAGGGACAAGGACAAGGACAAAAAAACATTCGAAAATGTCCCTAGGGACAAAACGAGGGACAGGGACAAAGTCGAAGGACAAACTCGAATGTGTCATTCGAAAATGTCCCTAGGGACAAGGGACAAATTATCGAAAATGTTCCTGTCCTTATGAGGTCAATTTGAGGGACAAAACTAGGGACAAAGTCGATTATTTATCGAAAATGTCCCTAGGGACAAAAC